TGTGGTCGGGCCGACTACGGTGCGCTAGTTTCCGCCGAGAGGCGGTTGGGAGGGTGAAGCGGACAGGCGTTCGCCGCCGCCTTGAAAGCGGACGGGTCCGTAAGGACTGGGCTTCGAGTGCACCCGCCCTCCGCCACTTTGGGAAGTGAACCGGCTGGGAGTCGGCGCCGCTTGGAAGGCGGTTGGGGCAGAGATGCCTGCGGATCGAGACCGTCGCTTCCCGCCAGGAAGGTCAGCCCGGACGGCTCCGGGGCCTGCTTCGAAAGCAGTGCGTGCCGACAGGCATGGCGATCGACACGTCGGCCTTCCGCCAATTGGAAAGTTAAGGGGCCGGGCGGCCTCCGGGGCTTGCTAAGCCTTTGGTGCCTCGCGGCATGGGGTTCGAGACCTCAGCTTTCCGCCAACAATCCCGCCGAGAGGCGGCACGAGATGACCACGGCGGGGGAAACTGGCGAAGTCCCCTGGCGACGCGCGCTGGCAGGTGGAAACCCTCTGCGGTGAACCCATAGCCGACCGGAAACACAGGCCGGTCCCGTGGTCTACCCTTCCCCGCAAGGGGTGAGCGAGAGCACCGCGAGGCTTTCGAGCCGTGCGGATACCCAAAGGCGCACCGTACGGGCGCCGGCCCTCGCTCAACAGGACTTCGTCGCGGCGACCCGTCGCCTAGGAGCGGACGTGAGCAGCACCGAGAAGACGCTAAGGCACATCGACCGAGTGCGCGATCTGCTCGACGGCTTTGCTCTCGAGTTGCAGCGCCGCGGCTCCGTGCACGACCACAGCAAGTTCCATGAAGCCGAGGCCGGGCCCCTGGCCGAGATGGACGCCCAGCGGCAAGAGCCGTCGGGTAACTCCGGCGGCTCAACCATTTCGGAGCCCACACCCACGATGCGCATCAAGGAAGACGCTGTCTCCGGCCACTTCATAGCCATTCCGGAGACGGACCACGAGGAACGCATGCTCGGCATGGCCTCCGTGACCTCAGCGAGCCTCAAGGCGGCGTTTGACCGTCCGGTGCTGGTGAGCGACGGCAAAGCACCAACGGCCGGCAGCGTGCTTCTGAGTGGATCTGACGACTAGGCTCAACCCTCTCTGCCCACGCCCCCACTCCAAACTGGCCGCCAGCGGGTCGGCAGTCGCCACCGGAAATGCGAGCAATCGTCAACGCCGAGGGCGCGTGGTGGCNNNGGCCNNCATTNCTAGGTCGGCGAATTTCCGGGAACCCGCAATTTCTCAACAGGAGCCTACCCAGTGAACCCGAACGAATGGAACGCTGCGATCCGCGAACTGGAGGATCAGCGCAACATCGGCTTTTCGCGCGCGGCCAACGCTGCGGTGCGTGAGGCGAAGCTTGCGGCGGAGAACGCGGAGCTGAAGCAGCGGATTGCGGAGCTTGAGGCTGAGGCCGACGCGCTGATGGACGGGGTCGGGGTTAACCATGAGCATCCTGCTCGCGGCGTGGCTGGACCGCACGAGGATTGGGAGAAGGCCACCGGCGGCTAGTGCCGTGAGTAGAATATTTATCCGCAATGTCTCGCCAAACGCGGCTTGAGACAGCGCGGTTGAGAACAAAATTCTACGTTCTCGGCAGTGGCCTCATCTAGGCCGCAGATATCAAACGGAATTCGACATGGCAGCTCGTGGCGGCAAGCGTGAGGGTGCTGGCCGCCCGAAGGGCCGCGCCAACATCTCGACGCAAGCGCACAAGGCGACGATCGAGGAACTGGCGCGCGCTCATGCGCCGGATGCGATCAAGGCTCTCGTTGAGATCGCCAGGACGGGCGCGAGCGAGTCCGCGCGGGTTGCCGCTGCTTCCTCGCTGCTGGACCGGGCTTATGGCAAGCCGCGGCAGGCTGTCGAGCATAGCGGCGGCGTCGAGATCACGGGTGGCGTAGACGCGCCCCCGCGTGCAGCGAGCTACAGCGAATGGATCGAGAGGCGAAACCGTGAGCTTGCAGCCATGGGCGCCGCAGCCGGGTCCTCAACTAGCAGCCATTGATGCGGCGTGGTGCCCCGAGCTGATGTTCGGCGGCGCCAGGGGCGGGGGCAAGTCCGACTACCTTCTCGGCGACTGGTGCATGGACGCGGGGACTTACGGGCCGGAATGGCGCGGCATCCTGTTCCGGAAGACCTATAAGCAGCTTGAGGAGCTTGCCGCTCAAAGCCGACGGATCATCCCGGCTTGCTATCCCGGCTCGGCGTGGTCGAAGTCGGAATGGACCTGGACGACGCCGGGTGGCGCCAGCCTGAAGATGCGCCACCTCGACAGCGAGTTGGACGCCGAGGAGTACCAGGGCCACCAGTTCGCATGGGTAGGCTTCGACGAGCTGGGCAACTGGCCGAGCGACCGCGCCTATCGGATGATGACGGCGTGCCTTCGCAACGGGTCCATGCCGATCCCGGTGAAGCGCATCCGGGGGAGCGCCAATCCTGGCGGCTCCGGCCATCAATGGGTGAAATCGAGGTTCATCGATCCGGCTCCTGGCGGCTATGTGCCAATCGAGGACAAAGAGACCGGCATGCAGCGCATGTTCATCCCGTCGAGGGTGGTGGACAATGCGATCTTGCTGGCGAACGACCCTGGATATGTCGACCGGCTGAAGGGTGTTGGTTCGCAGGCCCTCGTCAAGGCATGGCTTGAGGGCGATTGGACGGTCGTTGCGGGCGCGTTCTTCGACGAATGGTCGATGGACAGACACGTTGTCGCGCCGTTCGAAGTCCCGGACGACTGGGCGCGGTTCATCGCCGGGGATTGGGGATCGGCAAAGCCGTTCTCGTTTCACTGGTTTGCAATCGCATCTGAGGATTTCGAGGTTCGCGGGAAGGTCTACCCGAGAGGGTGCCTCGTCGTGTACCGCGAATGGTACGGGATGAAGGAAGGCGAGCCAAACGTGGGGCTCAAGATGCCGGCCGAGGAAGTCGGGGCTGGTCTGGCGTCCCGTACCCTCGAAAAGCTTGCATACGGCGTTCTGGACCCGGCTGCATTCGCTTCAGACGGCGGGCCTAGCATTGCGGAGCGCATTCGCAAGGGTGGCGGGCCGAGCTTTCGTCCGGCGGACAACAAGCGGGTTCCGCGGTCTGGCGCGATGGGCGGATGGGATCAGTTCCGCGCCCGCCTTCGCGGGGATGGTGATGGTCGGCCGATGATCGTGTTCTTTTCGACGTGCGTTCACGCGATTAGAACAATCCCGTCCATGCAACACGATGCTGTAAAGCCAGAAGATATTGATACTACTGCAGAAGATCACTGCTTTAGTGGTGAAACGCTAGTGCAAACAAGCGCTGGAGTTGTTACAATCTCGTCGATTGTCGGTCGCGGCGGGTTTGTTCTTTCGAGCGACGGCAACTGGCATCAATTCCGATCTGCACGGCTCGTAAAGCGGGACCAGCCGGTCGTGAGGCTGGCGTTCAGTGATGGAAGCATCGTCAAGTGCACACCGGATCACAAATTTCTGACGGCGACTGGGTGGGTGGACGCCCGCGACCTGGCTGGCCTGGAAACCCTGTCATTGTCGGAGACCGCGCTCAGGAGTTCGCCGGCGAGCGGTTTTACCTCTGCGGGAAGTACTATCAGCGAAAGGGCCGCCGCCTTCATCGTGAGGTGTGGCAAGCGGCTTACGGCGATATCCCGGATGGCTTCCATGTTCACCACCGGGACAACGACCGAAGCAACAATGCCATATCGAACCTCGAATGCATTCCCTTGCGGGAGCATCTGGGCGGGAGACATGGCGCGGCATCCGCCGAACGCGGCAAACAGACAATCGTGGTGGCGCGAGAGGCTGCGCGAGCTTGGCACGGTAGTGCGGAGGGGCGCGCTTGGCATCGCGAGCATTATGTGGCCGTCGCCCCGGCTCTGCACGCCAAGCACGAGTTTGAATGCCGGCAATGCGGTGGAGCATTCACCTCTCATCGCGAGGGCTTTTGCTCGAATGCCTGCAAGGCGGCATGGCGTAGAGCATCCGGTGTCGACGACGAGCGCCGCATCTGCGCGGTCTGCGGCTCGGAGTTCATGGTCAACCGGTACTATAAGCAATCGACGTGCTCACGAGCATGTGGCGGGGTGGAAAGCTCGCGCGTTCGGACTGGTGTGCCTCAGGGTCGAAGATGCCGGGCGTGAAGACGTCTACTGCCTGACGGTTCCTGAGACTGGGAACTTTGCGCTTGCGAATGGCGCCATCGTGGCAAATTGCGCAGACGCCATCCGCTATGGTCTAATGAGCCGTCCTTACATCAGAAATCAGCCTATCATCAAAGCTCCTGTCCACGATTACATATCCGGACCGGACAACGTCATTCGATCTGGCCTGACGTTCCGAGAGATCGTCGAGCGTCGGGCGCGAAAGCGGAGACAAGCATCATGATCCGTGGCGTAGCATCCGCCCTCGCCTCGGCGAGCAACACTCAGACGTTCACCGGATCGGGCACCTATGTGCCCTCCCCCGGCATGAAGATGGCCTACGTCATCTGCATCGGTGGTGGTGGTGGCGGTGGTGGTGGGCCGAAGCTCGGGACTGGCGTTGCGGGTTCTGGTGGCGGTGGCGGCGGCGGAGCAATCGAGATCGACGGCTGGTTCACGGCCGCAGAGATCGGCGCGTCGGTGGCCGTGTCGATCGGCGCGGCTGGG